ATGGATTAATGTAACCTCAACGTACATACAGATAACCACCTGCCCAATCAGCATTGGCAAGCAACCATTCACGCTGCTCAATAATCAGCAGGTTGAAACGAACACCTTTGGCTGGTGCTTTGAATGATGCAGACTTGTAAACCTCACCAGTTTTCTTGTCTACGAAAGCATGAACACTACGGGAAGCAGGACGATTGTTGTTAGGAACCTCCATAATGATCTTATGATACTTGCGACCAGATTCGATCACAAACTTATACACAGGAGCATCATAGCCACCGACAGTGCCATGATTACGATCCTTGAAGTTCTGCTCCAGCGCATCACACAGCATGAGAGTGTACTTACGAACATTCAATTGAATGGTGTTGCGGGCATCCTGAGTGGCGCAGTAGTCGGAGAAGGTGGATCGCATTGGTTGGTTGCGTATGAACGTATTATAAGGGCATATAGAAGCGTTTCAGGGCATCCTGTGCAGGTTATTAGACTGTCACATCAAGCATTGCCCAACGATCAATATTGGATTGATAATACTTATTAATCACATTTGTTGCCACTTGATTACATTCGCTGTCATTAAATCCCCATTGAGTATATTGTATACAAAAATCATAAATTCTCTTCTGTGCATAAACTGGACTAGTGGTGGACGATAGAATCTCAGAAAATTCTTTATTAATAATATCAATCACAGAATCGGGAGTGTCAATATAACACTCCCATTCACTACGTTTGATGGAGACTTGTTCGCGTGTGATAATCATTTGTCGTTGATAGAACCAGCAGGGATTTCTTCTTCTTTCATATAGTTCTCATCCCAAGAGCGGGTATTGTAGCATGTCCACCCAGCACTTGTGAAGAGATAAGCATACTCTTCACCACAATTATCTGCAGTTTTGAGATACTCCCTCTTATTTTTGTTCAGTTCAGGTGCATTTTCATCAATAGTCTCTCCACGGGAAGTATAGTAAAGAGGACCAGTTTCAGAAAGAGTTTCATTCTGCCAACCAGCATTAGTGTGGAGAGCACTAATGTTACCACCGTTAATAAGTTGAGTCACTTTCTCCTTCGTATCATAGAATTCGCGGAGAACTTTGCCATTGAAAGAAGGATAACCATCCCAGTGGCAGTAAACAGAAAGAATAGAATCATCACTCAGTTGAATACCAATTCGAGAACGAGTGCCCATAATGAAAATTTAAATGAAGTGATACAGGGTGACCAGCGCCTGTGTTTGGTTTAGTCCCGTAGGAGGTCAGTGATCTCTCAACCACCTTCTTAATATACATGAAAAAAGGGGGTCGAAACCCCCTTGTATGCCACCTATTTAACTGTCACAATCAATCGTCGTAAATCAAACATTCGGGTTCTGATGGGTTTTGATCACAGAATAATTCCAAATAGTTCGGATCGTGATGATCTCCTGCTTCAATTTCTTCTTTATGGTGTTCAGCATATTCTTCCAAATCATGCAATTCACCTTCAATATGGCGGCGCATTTGAGGTGACACAGTAGGATCTTGAAGAATGTCTTTATCCTTTTGGATGTGTTGTTCGATGCTATCCATTAAGCATATTTTGAATGATGTACCTATTTATTATAGTCAATCTTCCAATGGTCCGCAAGTTATCCATCCTTTTGCATTAGTTGCCTGACCTTTTAGTGAGGTTTTAAGATTTTCTACCATAGATTCTGCAAATGCTTCCATTCTTTCTGGATGAATAGCACGAATATCTGCCTGTTCCAAGGCAATTTTCATGCTTTTTTCTTCTTTTTTGGTCAGTTTTTTACCATTTTTTGGAAGAGTCATGGATTTTTCTTGATTACTGTAGTATTTTAGCATTCCAACACAATTATATACCCATTTCTTTAGATTTCCTTTATGTTTGATTTACATTTCTAAATCACATATCATCGGTAAAAGTACCAAAAAATCCACTACTCCCAGAATTACGTGTTTCAAGTTTATCTAAAATTGAATCAGTATTTTTGATGATATCAATTTTAGTAATCATTTCAGCAATAGCATTACATACCATCGGTCTTTCTTGTCTAGCAGCAAATGCAAGTGCATTACGAAGTGATTGTTCAGCATCACTCAAAGATTCGGTTACAGAATTTGAAAGTGCCACGTTTTATACCTCCTCAGTAAAATTTTGTATTGCAGTTTCAACTAAAGTTTTTATTTCTTTAGATGACATACCATTTAAAAATGACCACTTTGGATCATCTTTATCCCATTCTATACTAAAAGATCCATCTTCATTTTGATGAATTTTTAAACTATCAACAGTCATTATCTTTGTTAAATTGTTTACGACATTTTTTGACTTCTTTGAGTTCATTTTTAATCATTTGATAAGCATCTTCTGGAGAAATTCTCTTTGACATCTCCATGGCAGTAATGACTTCTACTCTGGTGCCAAAGTGTTTCAATGCTTCTTCAAAGCAATTTAATTCTTCATACATCACCAATACCCCTAATTTTTTCAATTAGAATATCAATTCTGGCATCAAGTGAGTTCCAACATTCGTGCAGAGAATTAGTCTGTGAAATGTTTTCTTCTTCTAATAATTTGACACGATTTTCAAGTTCTTCTATCTTATCAAGAATAGAATCGATTGGTGGTTGTTCTTTGATACCCCACTTTTCAAAGAACCAGTAGGGATTAGGTTTAGTCATGAGTATTATGATAAATGTTAAGTTTATGTATTTCTTGTGTAACCCAAATCATCTCTTGTTGAAGTCTAGAAATTTTGTCTTCATGTGACTTTAACCAGTCATCATTAAAGTTTTGTGCGTAATTTTCTTCTATTTTATGCTCATGCCCTATCCATTCTGGTGGGGTTGATGTCTTCCAAGGATAGAGTTGATATTCTAACTCAGAAACAATTCCCCACAACCAAACACGGATTGAATAAATCACAACTTACCACCAACGACTCCACTATTTACAACACGAGTGTAATCATCAATCGTTCCATCTTGCAGTGCTTTGAGATGCCAACGTGTAACATTTAGCACTCCTTCTTCTGTGCCACCAGTGATAAAGTGCTGACCAAGAGGATCTTTCAGAATACTTGTGTATAATCCAAAGCGAGTGGTTTTGATGTAGAAAGTATCATCAATCCACTCTACATCTTCGGGAATGTTCTTTTCAACAGTGCCACCAAAAGAATCTTGAAGGCGTGGTTTTCTTTTTTGTTCTTGTTTTGTTTGTTCCATTAGGTTCTCCCATAATCATCTTCTAATCTAATAATATCACATTCGTCACAAATATCACCTAGTTGAACTTCAACAAATTTGATACCTTCTTCACCAGCAGTTAATCTATGAACTACATCTTTATCAATATGAATATAGTCACCACGTGAAACTTGCCATTTACTATCATCAATGGTTAATGAACCATACCCTTTAACTATTACCCAGAACTCTTCCCTATGCTTATGTTTTTGCAGAGAAAACTGGAGGTGTGGTTCAATGTATATTGTTTTAATTTTATAAGGGTTATCCTCGTTTTCTTCATGTACAATATACCACCCCCAAGGTTTCTCAGTTTTTTTCACAAGTCACAACACTCCCCATTTACCATAATGCCACCAGGACATGGATTCTCAAATGGTTTATTTTTATACATTGCATTAGTAGATTCACTATTCGATTCCTCAATTTTTTTGTTAAAACCGAAAGGTCCTTCTTTTTCTTCAAGTACAAGTTTCAATGCAACACCACCAATTGCTTCCATAACCCTAAGGATATCTTCAGCCTTTGCGTTCTCGCCAAGTTCTTTGGAAATATACCAATACTTTGGCCAGAATGTTTCACCTGCTTTTTGATAATCTTCAAGTGTTAATAGTTTCATTTTTTCTTCATCAGGTCTGGATGTGGGGCATAAAGTGGTCCTTGATAATTTCTAGGAACTTTTACCTCTTGGTCTTTTTTTGAACTTTCATGCAGTTTTTTCACTGCGGCAACAACTTCTGGAGTTTCTGTCCACTCCCATGTTTCACCACCTTTTCCAATAAATTGTTTTTTAGTCATACTACTTGTTAATTATTTGATAGTTTGAGAAGATTCATAATGTAATCCAACGTTCATTATTAAGAGTCCATTGTGTAACTTCTGCAATACGTTCCCGAACGGATTTAGCAGGAACCCATCCCAATTCTTTCATTTTATCACCATCTAGAGCGTAACGCAAGTCGTGCCCAGGACGTGAAGAATGAAAGTCAACTAATTCATAAACTAGGTCTGTTTCTTGGGCTTCTGCGATGATTTTTGCGAGTTCCAAGTTGTTGAGTTCTTCTGCTCCAACAATGTTAAACTTAGGACATTTAGCGTTACCCCAAGTAGGTTCAAACTTACCCTCATAGTTCAGTAGAAATAGAATAGCAGATGCAACATCTTCGGCATGAATATAGTGACGTGAACCAGGAATAGTTTTAGTAGAATCACTATGAATTGTCACACATTCACCATCACGAATTTTACGAATACACATTGGAATGTACTTTTCTGGATGCTGACGCTCCCCAAATACATTCATTGTATGAGTAATGTAGATAGGAAGACCATAAGTATTTTCATACGCTACAGCAAGTTCTTCACCACCCGCTTTGGTTGCACTATAAGGATTAGTCGAATTGTAGCGATCATTTTCCTTATATTTAATACCATTTGGAGCAGGACCAAATACTTCATCAGTACCAAAATAGATAAAACGCTCAAGATTATCTTTTTGAAGTCGTGCAAACTCAAGAATGTTACAAGTTGCTACAACATTATCTAGAACAAACTCCATTGGATAGAGAATACTCCGATCAACATGAGATCCAGCAGCAAGATGCAGAATGTAATCAACATTTCCAATTTCAGAACAAACCAGTGGATTCAGTTCTGCTTTCAAATCATGATGAACAATCTTAACACGCTTACGAACTTCAGGTTCAAATGAAAGCATAAGATCATGAAGACGATTCAAATTACCACTATAATCAAGGCGATCTAATGTAATTACTTGCCAATCAGTTGTTTTGAGAATTTGTCCAATAAGGTGGTGTGCAATAAAACCAGCACCACCAGTAATAAGTGCTTTTTTAGTCATTTTGTAATGCGTCTAACGTTAGGTAATGGTGAAATCATCAATGCAGAATTGATTTTTTCGCATTCCATATCTTTTAATGTGTTTGTTTCTGTGCTCTTCGCACTGGAAATGGCAAACTCGGATTTCTTCTCCATCTTTAAACTCTAAACGAAATGGAAACATAGAAAAGGGGTGTAGTTCTTCTACTGAAAGTTTTTTTCTTTTATAAGTTTTTGTTGCTTTAGGTTTTGTTGTTGCTTTAGACCTTGGCATTATTTTCCTTTATAAAATTCAATTTTCAACGATCTAATCAATTGATCATGTTTTTCTTCAAGATTATTCAATCTTTTTTCAAGTTCATAAATTCTATACTCTCTTATTTCATTCTCTTTAATTTCCAATGGATTCATTTAATATAACCCTCCTTTTCAAGATACTCACGCGTCAGAGGAGTTGGTTCATATACTTCCCACATAGCACCAGTTGCACATGCTTCTAGTGCTTTTGCTGTCATTCCTTCAGTACGACCTGCCCACGATGCCTCTGCTTCCCAGGGTACAGCAGACTTAGGATAAGTACGCTCTGCCATTGTACGCCAGATCATGGGAACTTCATCTTCGGGTTTAATGATGGCAATCAAACTATTATCAATAGTCCCTGCCATACAATCCTGAGCAGCGTGCCATCCTTCATGTCTAGTCACAGACATAAGAGTACTCTGACGATGCATATGAAAATCATTGAGGAAGAAATTATTGGTAACAGTGTGATAAACACCTCTATGTCCAATTGGGAAATACTTTGAATCCGCTAGAAAAACCCCAACTCCGATCTTATTAAAGGCGTTGATGATGTCATTAAACTCATCATCAACGCTACTGTAATCACTATAGGGATAGCGATCTTTAATATCTTGAATACTTGTGATTCGTTTGACATTGTCCGTACATTCTCTTAGTAACATGCACCCCATAGAATCCATAGTACGGTATCCCTTTTCAAGTTTTGGATTCGCTAATACCTGAGAAGATAAAGCGACTAAACCCAGCCCAACAGAGAATAATTTAGTAAAAAATTTCATGGTATTAATTTAAGTTACTTATCTAGGTGAAAACGTAATCACCCCATTCAGTAACTTGATTGTGTTTTAAAGTGATTTCAATGGAATTATAGTATGCTTTTGGTTTAGAAACAAGTCTCATATTAACTTGTTCTAGTGTTTTATGCCCTTTCTTAACATTACAAGTAGAACAAGCAACAACAAGGTTATCCCATGTGTCTTTCCCACCTTTACATCTGGGGATAACATGATCTATTGTTAGATTTTTAGTAGATCCACAATACTGACATTTATTTTTATCTCTTTTGTATATAAGAGATTTACTAGGTCTATTTGATGCTATTTTTGCGATTGGTATCTTAACATAATTTAGAAGTCTAATAACTCTTTTAGATAAAACTTGTGCTTTTTCTTTTAAAAGAAGGACTACTGCTCTTTTCCAATTAGTAATGTTGATAGGTTCATAACTAGAATTTAAAACAAGAATTGTTTTACCTAACTCAATATCTAAACATTGCTTTGGCATAAAAAACATAACTCTAAATTATCTAGTCATATTCTAACCCATTAAATTAAAAGATAAAATAACTCTACTAATATCACTAGTATTTGGATGTGTGTAATGTAAAATATTAGAAGGAAAAACAACCAATGTACCTTCAGTACATCTTTCGGGTGACCACTCCATGTTTATATTTTTAACACTATTAAAATGTGGAGAAATAAACACTGTTGGAGTATGATATTTTTCATCATATTTGACATAACAAACTGCACTTAATCCATTAGATCCATGCGTATGAATACTATGTGAAGTTCCATTATTTTGATTTTGAAACCAAGATGAATCAATTCTCAATTTTCTCAATGAAAGATGGTCATATGGTTTTATCATCTTATCGTATATTAAAGATAACTCTTCTTCAAATATATTCTCTATATTTTGACAGAATTTATCCTGCTCCTCCATCCAAGCATCTAATTGTTCATGATCTTTCATATCAAAGTTATGGCGGTATGAAGTTAATAACTCACCACCCCTTTCATACATCTTATTAGATTCAGATTGTTTTAGGTAATATTTCATTAAATATTTACCCTTCTTATCCCAATCTTTAACTTTTATTGTAAGAATTGGTATAGAAAAAATATGATCGAAAGAAAATGAACCGTCAACTAAAGTAAAATTCTCTTCCTTTTTTACATCACGATCTAATTTTATTTCTTTCATACAAGATAATAATATGCACTAATTATGTATCTAGTTCGTTCCAGTTTACAAGAATTTCCTCTATGGACATGTGTAAAAAATGATGGAAACATTGCAACAGTTCCACAATCAGATTTAATATTACCATATCTATAGAACTCAGTGGAAGACATATTATCTGATAGATAAATGATAGAAGATAAAATAATATTCTTTCTACTCAAATTATACTCGGAATGCCATGCGTTAAAGGAATTTCCAGGTTTAAATTTTTTAAACCGAAATGAAAATAATCTTAGTTCTCCACCATATCCCTCAAATAAAGAAGAAATATCTGGAAAGGTATCAAAATATTTTTTTTCTGTTACATTTAAAGAATTAATTATAGATCTAATTTCTGGTTCAATATTAATATCACTCAAATGATATTTTCCAAACACAATATATTTTGAATATTCATCTATCAGATTCAAATCACAATATTCATAATTTGAATCTATCTGTAAAGGATATTTTTTCTCAAAATATTCAATAATATCATTACATTGATCTTTTGTTAAAATATTACCTTGAGAAACGATAAAATTATTATCAAATATCAATTTTTTACCGAATTTCATTTTCCGCTAATTTCTTATCAATCTTTGCACGTAATTCTTTTGCAAGTTTCAAATTTTTACGATATATCATCCATTTAACAATAGGATTGCTGGGATTATGAATCAACCACCACATAGTTTTTCTGTATTTTGCTTGTAGCAATTCAAGTACATAATAGAATGCTTTAGCTACAGATGGATCTGTTACAATAAAATATCCAACAAGAGCAAAAAGAACAAACCAAATTGCAAAGGGGGGTGAAACATTTATCATTTTAGAAAAAATTGTCTATTGGACCTTTCTTTTTAGACATCTTAATGGATTTTTTGATATAGTCGACAGATTGTTTATAAGTGTTAAAAATACGGTCCTGGTTTCCATTATGTATAACCATATACTTTTTTCCATAAGGAATTGATGCCCAAAGTCCATCATTTGTTACATAACCAAGAGGATCTCCCACTTTTGGATCAAGAATTTTGGGATTTGGAATAAAAGGCTTTAAAAATTTATTACTCATTAAAATCAGAATTTAACATTAACTCCAATAACTTTTGCCGTAGGATTACGAGCAATTGCAGTTTGACGAGCATCTTGTGCATTTGCTGCATACACTTCTTCCTTAAACACACGTCCAGCAACGTACAACTCAACAATGAAGTTCATGATTAACTTTTGATTACTTTAGTATTATAGCAGAGAGGAGCAGAGATTCTGCTCCTGGTGGACAGTATCAGCGCCGCACAACGGAAATCGCTGGCTCTCCCTGCTGGAACACGGTATCCACAACCGCCTGAACGCTCCTAGCAGTGCTGATACCAACCTTATCAAACACAGGCACACAAACCAATCCAAACGTCTTCTCAGCGCCTCCTAGGCGGATCACACGCCCGATTGATTGGGAGATTCCGATGTAGTCCATGTTCCGCATGAACAGCACCGCTTCCAATCCCTTGACGTTCATACCCTCAGAAAGGATAGAGTGGTGAATCACAACAAACTTTTTCTCAGAATCTTTTCCCCAAGTGTTCAAAGTTTTGAAAAACTCTTCACGAGTAACTTTCTTACCGTCAATGATTGCACCAGTCTTGGAAGTAATCACCATCCAAGAATAACCACGCCCAGCAAGTTCGGAGCAGAAGGTAGTCTCTTGGATAAGGCGAACAATTTGCTTGGTAGAACGTGCAGCAATCAAAATCTTGTTCAGAGAATTTGCATCAATAGTATCCAGCAGATTCTTGTCATCAGATTGCTTCAGATCACCCTGAGGAAGTTCTTGAACCACAACTTTCGGAGGAAGAATGTAACCCTCTTCAACCAATTTAGGTGCAGGAACATTGCAAATAACCTGCCCATAAATCTCAACATCATTCATCCCTGGTTTGAAAACAGTAACAGAATGCTTAGGAGTAGCAGTGAAGAAATAACACCGATCAGACTCAGAAGCAAAGTGTTCCGTAGCAGGGAAAAAGTTTCTCTGCACAGAATTATGCGCTTCATCAAAGTAAATCGTATTGACTTCAATGTCTGCCTCCTGAACTTTATGAAGGGAGTGATATGTAGTGAAGATGATTACATTCTCACCAGCAGTTCGTGCAGTGTTTGCAAAAAGATGAATCTTCTCGGGTTTGGTGGTGTGGAAAAACTCAACATCACCACTGTGAACGTGCATCACATGGGCATTGTGGGCGGGTGAAACCATCTCAAGAAACTCTTTACAGAGTTGTTCTGCAAGAAGAATCCGAGGAGCAACAACAACAAAAGTTTGCCCATGATGCCTGACTTCCATATTAGTAATGGCATCATCGATCATGCAAATAGTCTTGCCACCACCCGTAGGAATGATCACCTGACCTTTGTTGTTCTGCCACATCGCATTAACTGCTTCATGCTGGTGTGGTCGAAGTGTGATGGTCAAGTGTGTGTCCTGTTCAGTATGGATATATTATAGCAGAAAACCGCCCACCAGGAAACCCAGTGAACGGTCTATAAACTGGTTTTACAAAGGCAGTCGTGCCTCACTAGGATCTTTACTAGGAGGTTTTGGTTTTTCTCCCTTTGCTTGAGGAATTATTCCTAATTGATCTTCCAATGCAACTGGTTCACCAAACCCATAATCATAGGTGAGAGCATCATGGCACACATAATGTGGATGGTCAATAGGAACACCAACTCTCTCACACATTTCTTTATGATTGTCTTCCATCAACTCAACAGCATAAACCATATTATCAATTACATAATGGCGATCGTGATATTCTGAGAGTTTATTGATTAGAGCAACAATAAAATTACCACAACCAGCAGAGTTATCAAGAAAAGTAGAGGAAGGATCTTTCAATAACTCTTCTTCAATCTCAGAAACCATAGATTCGCATAGTTCTGCTGGAGTGAATACCTCTTGAGTTTCTGCAATACGTTCATCAGATCTTTCGATTGTAGATCCAACATCTTGATTATGTTTATTTTTGCTCATTCTTTTCCTCTAAACACTCTATGTACGTTGAAATAAGATCATTCTTACCAAAATGATATCTTCCATTACATTGATTTGCAACTTCTCTAAATCTAGGAGCAAATTCTAGAAAGTTTTCAATCACCTTCTGATTATGAACCTTAATAAAATGATGCCCTTTCGCATAGTGAGTGAAATTTTCAGTTTTTACTCGCCCACTAGGTCCACATCCATATTCACCAATGAAAACATCAGCATCGAATCGCTTTTCATATGAAAGAAATTCAAAATCTGGGTGTGATTTGTGCATGAAAATCTTTTCACGCTTTTCTTCCTTTACAACCCAGTGTTGTTTTACTGCACTAATACCACCAGGAAAAGTAGAAGCATCGAGATCTTGATCCACAACACAATGTAGATTAAAAGATATCTTATTCAGAGAAGATGGTTTACGAACAGAAGTTGGCAACACAAATCGAATATCATCAGTAAGTTCTGAAGTTTTATTCAGAAACTTAATTGCTAGATTTGCACCAACTCCATATGGAGGGTTGCCGATTGCTAATGTAAAACGCATTTTTTGTTGAATAAGATGATCTAGATCTTCCGTTACATTTATTTTAGCATGTTGTTGTCGAATTGCATAGATGTGTGCAGGATTGTCTTCCCAAATCCAAATATTTTCAGGTTTCCATCCATCTTTCAAAGCAGAAAGAGAATGCAAACCAGAAGGATCACCAACAATAAGGAGAAGATTCATTTAAAGGGGTCTTTAATTTTCTTAAAAAGGTCTTTGGTCGGGTGAAATGATGGCATATTCAATTTCACAATTTCTGATACTTTATCAGAAAGTAAGTAATCGCGGAGTTGAATAGATTCTTCCTCAGAATCTGTTTTGAGGCACATTACACTGCTA